AATCATCTTTTCAAGAAGCACTTTCTCTTCTTTCAAGAAGTGATAACTCAGTTCCCAATATGCCCTGACATACGGTTCGAGGCGTTCGGGAATCTTCTGGTAGTCCGTTATCGGATCAAGCCCCAAACGTTCGCGGATCTTTTCCGAAACAATAGATTGCGAGGTAAAGCATTCTTCAGCAGCGCAACAAAGGTTGATAGACTGCTCGTAGATGAGGATCGTGAGTGTCGTCTTGGTCAAACAGCTCATGGTATACTCCTTTGCCCGATGGCTTTTCCCATCTGCGGTAAGCCATTTATCCCTCTCCCGTTCAAGAATATCAAGATAACTTTTCGTAACAATTTGGAGGTCATGATGAATACCGAAATGAATTTGCAACGCATCCCTGTTGGGAAGCTTAAGCCCGCGAAGTACAACCCGCGCAAAGACCTTAAGCCGGGTGATGCTGCTTATGAAAAAATCAAGAAAAGCCTGCATACCTACGGCTATGTCGATCCGGTCATCTGGAACGAGGTCACCGGCAACATCGTCGGCGGCCACCAGCGCTTTAAGGTGCTCACCGCCGAGGGCGCGACCGAGATCGACTGCGTGGTCGTTCACATTGAAGACCCGCAGGACGAAAAGGCGCTGAACATCGCGCTCAACAAAGCGGTCGGTGAATGGGAGCCCAAGGCGTTGGCTGATCTGCTGCAGGACTTGCAGGCATCCGGCTATGAGATGTCCTGCACCGGTTTTGACGCTGCTGAAATCGACGATCTCTTTTCGCAGGTGCATGACAAGAACGTCAAAGACGATGATTGCGACATCGATCCTGAAAAGGTCGAACCCTTTGTCAAGACTGGCGATGTGTGGGTGCTCGGTCGCCATCGCATGGTGTGCGGCGATTCCACCAAGCCGGAGGACGTCGATCTGCTCATGGATGGCCTCAAGGCCAACCTCGTTGTGACCGATCCGCCCTACAATGTTTCTTATGAGAGCGCTGATGGCAAGTCTATCCAAAATGACAGCATGGGCGATCAGGCTTTCTTCGAATTCCTGCTGGCGGCTTTCAAAAACATGGCCGCTCATATGGCCGAGGGCGGCAGCGCGTACATCTTCCACGCAGACACGGAGGGCCTCAACTTCAGACGGGCTTTCAAAGAAGCTGGCTTTCATATCTCCGGGGTATGTATCTGGGTGAAGAACAGCCTCGTGTTGGGCCGTTCTCCGTATCAGTGGCAGCATGAACCGGTGCTCTTCGGCTGGCTCCCGAACGGGAAACACAAGTGGTTCAGCGACCGGAAGCAGTCCACCATCTGGAACTTCGACAAACCGAAGAAGAACGGCGATCATCCCACGATGAAGCCGATACCGCTGCTGGCCTATCCGATCAAGAACAGCTCTGCACCCAATGCCGTCGTGATGGATTTGTTCGGCGGTTCCGGCAGCACGGTCATCGCCTGTGAGGAAACTGACCGCATCTGCCGCACGATGGAGCTCGATCCCAAATACGCCAGTGTCATCGTCGAGCGCTACGCGGCCTACAAGGAAGGAACCGGCGACATTAAGGTCATCCGCGACGGTGTGGAGATGAGCTACGACGAAATCATTTCCAATGATTGTTAAGACCTATTCTTCGTAAAATAGTTCTTAAAATCTTGCGCATACGAGAGAAACCTGTTATACTGGTAGCGAAAGGAGCTGATCAGTCATGGCAGTTATCAATCCCGTATCCGACCTGCGCAACTACAATACCGTCCTGGAGCAGGTATCAGCGGGTTCGCCCGTTTACCTGACGGTCAATGGACGCGGTCGATACACCATCCGGGACATTGCAGACGATGAGGAGTTTGAAAAAACGAAGGCCATGCTTCGCCTCATGTGCGAATTGAACGAAGGACGGCGTTCGGGAGAGGAAGAAGGCTGGGTGCCCGAAGAAGAAGTCCGCGCCCGCTTTCTGAATAGAAGCAAATGAGCCATCGCATCGAATACTCGCCTGTGGCGATCCGCGACCTTGACCGCGTTTTCGCGGAGGTTTATGAAGCCTCAAAGAGCGAAAAGATCGCCACGCAATATGTGATTGACATCATGGATCACATCTCGGAGAAGTGCGAGTTCCCGAAATCGGGATCGCCCCTGTACTACGAGGGCGGCTTCACCGGATATTACTTCGTGGTGTTCAAAGCCTACATGGCCTTCTACCGGGTCAGAGAGGATGCCATCCTCGTGGATCGCGTTGTCTACGGCAAGAGCGACTACATGCGGATCATCTTCCGAAATTCTGACCACTAAAACCCAATTGCACACCGGCACCTGTCAAAAACGGCAGGTGCCTTTCTTATGCCCTTTTTTCAAGGAAGTGATGAAATATGGCTACGAGAGGGAGAAAGCCCAAGCCGACAGCACTTAAGGTGCTGGAAGGCAATCCGGGCAAACGCCCCATCAACGAAAACGAACCCGTTCCTCCCCAGGGACAGATCAAATGCCCTTCCTGGCTTCTCCCCGAGGCCAAGAAGGAATGGAAGCGCCTCGCGCCCGCACTCGAGGCAATGGGCGTGCTGACGATGGCCGACCTGACGGCCTTTGAGGGCTATTGCCAGGCATATGCCCGCTGGAAGGAAGCCGAAGAGTTTATTACGAAACACGGTTCCATATTCCAAACGCCGAGCGGATATGTGCAGCAAGTGCCGCAGGTCTCCATCGCCCAGCAGAACCTGAAAATCATGCAGTCCTTCTGTTCGGAGTTTGGGTTGACGCCCGCCACCCGCGCCCGCATCATCGCCAACGGCGGCAAGGACGATGGTTCCTCGGACGATCCGATGGAAGCCATCCTGAAGGGCGGGTGGTCGTGATGTACTGTGAAGAAAAAGCACAGCGGGTCATTCGCTTTATCGAGTGCCTCAAGCATACCAAGGGTGAGTTTCACGGGAAGCCCTTCTTACTTCTGCCCTGGCAGGAGCAGATCATCAAGGATGTGTTTGGCACAGTGCGTGACGATGACCCGACAACGCGCCAGTTTACGACGGCTTATGTGGAAATCCCGAAGAAGCAGGGCAAGTCCGAGCTGGGCGCAGCCATTGCGCTGAACATGCTGGTCAACGACAGCGAATGGAAGGCCGAGGTCTATAGCTGTGCTGCGGATCGTCAGCAGGCGGCTATCGTCTTTGATGTCGCTGTGGACATGGTTCGCCAGTCCCCGGCACTGAGCAAGCGCATCAAAATCATACCCTCCACCAAGCGGATGGTGTATCAGCCGACTGGCAGCATCTATCAAGTGCTCTCTTCGGAAGTCGCCACCAAGCATGGTCTGAACGTCAGCGCCTGTATCTTCGACGAGCTGCACACGCAGCCTACCCGCGCCCTCTATGACGTTATGACGCAGGGCTCCGGCGATGCCCGCAAGCAGCCGCTCTGGTTTTTCCTGACCACGGCAGGCACCGACAGGAACTCGATCTGCTGGGAAGTCCACCAGAAAGCCCTCGACATCCTCGAAGGTCGCAAGCATGACCCCCGGTTTTACCCTGTCATCTTTGGTTTGTCGGATGAGGCAGACTGGCAGGACGAGAAGAACTGGTACAAAGCAAATCCCTCGCTGGGGCACACGATCAGCATCGACAAGGTACGCGACGCTTATCGGAAAGCGCTGGAAACGCCTGCTGACGAGAACATGTTCCGACAGTTGAGGCTCAATCAGTGGGTCAAGCAGTCCGTTCGCTGGATGCCGATGGATCGCTGGGACGAGAACGGCGGCGTGGTCAATGCCACTGCCCTGGAAGGACGGCTCTGTTATGCCGGACTCGACCTTTCGAGCACCTCCGACCTTACGACTCTTGTGCTCGTTTTCCCACCGACCGACGAAGATGAGCCATACGTCATCCTGCCTTTCTTCTGGTTGCCCGAGGACACCCTGCAGCTTCGAGTGCGTCGTGACCATGTCATGTACGACTCCTGGGAGCGGCAGGGTTTTATCATGACAACCGAAGGAAACGTGGTGCATTATGGCTTCATCGAACGGTTCATCTGTGAACTCGGCGAGCGCTACAACATCCGAGAGATCGCCTATGACCGCTGGAACGCGACCATGATGGTACAGGCACTACAGGATGATGGCTTCACCATGATCCCCTTTGGTCAGGGCTACCGGGACATGTCGCCGCCAACGAAAGAACTCATGCGCCTGGTACTGGAGCACAAGCTCAATCATGGCGGACATCCCGTACTCCGCTGGAACATGGACAATGCCTTCGTGCGTACCGATCCGGCGGGCAACGTGAAGATTGACAAGGAGAAATCCACAGAGAAGGTTGACGGCGCTGTCGCGCTCGTCATGGCTCTGGATCGTGCGCTTAAGAACGTGAATACTGGCTCCGTCTACGATGAACGGGGTTTCATCGTACTGTGAGGTGGGTTTATGGATTGGAAGCGCAGATGCGTTGAAAACCTGGATAAAGCCGCCTTTGACGGTATTGGGCCCTACGAAATTCCGCAGATGGAACCCGTTCACATGGACATGCCTGATGGACGCCTGCCGGTCGAAATGATCGGCTTTAATTTTGCCGCCCGGTATGCGCAGCCGGAGAACGCTGGTGTGCATTTCTTTCTGGGTGACTATCAGTTCTCCCGGGTCTGGACATCCCCAGAAATCTATTTGCAGATGCTGTCCCGGTTCCGGTATGTCTGCACACCGGATTTTTCACTCTACACGGATTTTCCGGTCGCCGTTCAGATCTACAACCACTATCGGAAGCACTGGATCGGCGCATGGTGGCAGCGGTATGGCCTGAACGTCATTCCCTCTGTTTCATGGAGCGATGAGCGCAGCCTTGACTGGTGCTTTGATGGCGATCCAGTCGGCGGCACTGTCATTGTTTCTTCGGTCGGAACACAGATGAACGCCCGGAGCAGGTCGCTGTTTCTGCAAGGCTACAATGAAATGCTCGTGCGGCTTCAGCCCGAGGCCATCCTTTTCCACGGCGACATCCCGGATGGCTGTACAGGAAACGTTGTGCCGATCCCGGCCTATCAAAAACGCCTCCGACGAATCAAGCCAGGGGTGATGTGATGGGCGGACGAGGAGGACGAAGCGGTGTGCGTGGTGGCGGTGGTGGCGCGGGCATTTCAGCTGCGGATCGCTTCAACCGTTCTGCTGGTGCTCTGCCTCCGGCCCTGCGCCGGGCGCTTGAAGAGCGGTTTCTAAACGGTACCGACCTGGGCAGAGACATCTACGACCACTACATTCCCCCTGGCGGTGCCGTGCGTGACCCCAATGACCGGGGCGCTTACTATTCGCCCTTTCACAACATGGTCTGGATGAACTTTGGAGCGGATGCTCGCAACCCCAGAGGCAACGGCACGACCTGGCTACACGAGCACGGACATTACGTTGACTTCAACATCGGTCGCGCCGCAGGCAAGAACATCAGCGATGACCGACAGTTCCAGCAAGCGATCAAACGCGACGTTCAACGGTACGAGCAGGAGGTAGCCAGACAACGTGGCGAGATGAACATGTCACCCAGCGCAGCTGCACGAGAAGTCGCTCGTGAGCTGCGACGACTCGGCGATAAGACCAACGCGATCCAGGACATCTATGGCGGTGTACATCGGGATCGCAGCAACTATACCTGGGGCCATGACAACAGCTACTGGACGAGTGACAAACAGGTGGCGGTCGAAGCCGCAGCCCACATGTTTGAAGCGCAGTTCGGCTCTGACAAGGCAGGTTTCATGCAGAAATACCTACCCTCGTCCTGGGCACGCTACAATGAGCTTCTCGAAGCTGACCGGAAGAGATGGAAACGATAGGAGGTTATGAAATGGGCAAATCAAATCTGAGTGAGGCGCTGAATCTGTACTTCGACATGTGCGAGAAGCACGAAGCCGTCTTCGGCAAGAGCAGCTGTGGTTATGAGATGTGCTGTGGCGACCGGGTTGTTGTTACCGATCATGAATCCGGAAAGCATTATGTTGCTCCTGAAAAGGAAACTGCCGGGGTGATGCTTGACCGTATCCATCGCAGCATCCGGGCTGGCCGGAACCTATTCTACGAGGAATGGGAACCGGTCGAAATTAATCCGGATATGCTGTACTGAGGTGGCCTATGCCTTATTCACCTAAACGCCCCTGTCGCTACCCTGGGTGTCCGAATCTTTGCGAAACCGGCACTTATTGTGAGGAGCATCGCAAGGAAAACGCGCCAGAAAGCCTGCGCGGGAGTGCGGCTTCTCGAGGGTATGATGCGAAATGGAGGGCTGCCCGAGCACGTTATTTGCGACGGTATCCGCTATGCGCCGAGTGCATGCGGCATGGTCGATTATCCCCGGCAACGGTGGTCGACCACATCATTCCCCATAGAGGAAATGAACGCCTGTTCTGGGATAAATCCAACTGGCAGCCCCTGTGTAAGAACTGCCATGATCTGAAGACCGGTCACGGCCTGTAAGGAAGGAGAACTCCATGAGAAATCCCTTTGAAAGAATGTTCCATGCCCGGGACAAGCCCAGGAAAAACTCAGCGACCGACAGCGTCAGCGCAGCGCCGACCTTCTACTTCGGTTCCTCCAGCGCGGGCAAATCGGTCAATGTCAAGACGGCGATCCAGATGTCCACAGTGTACGCCTGCGTCCGGGTCATCGCTGAAACCATCGCCAGTTTGCCGCTGGGTGTGTACGAAGAAACGGACAAGGGCAGCATCAAAGCGACCAAGCACCCGTTGTACCGTCTGCTACACGACGAGCCGAATCCTGAAATGA